CTGCTCGAGTCGAGTACGACTCCAGGATTGTGCCAATCGGCGGAGGCAAGCACCGTGAGGTCACTCATGTTGTGGTGAGCTCCACCGAGATCCCTCTTGGCGCCCGCGTGTGGCTACCTGGGGACGACACCGAGGACGATGGCGTCGCCAAACGAGCCGTGTTCGTGAAAAGCGGTTCCACTCCGGACGGCAGGGAAACCTTGTACGAGACGAGGCTGTGATGTCTGTGTTGGGTTTGGCAAAAGTCCTCAAGGCCCTCGAGAAAGAGGGCAGCGCTTATGGGGACGCTCTGAGCGCGGCGCTCTATCAAGAGGGTCTGGCCATCGACGCAGAGGCTGTCAAGCGGGTACCTGTGGCCACCGGCCGGCTTCGATCGACCCACTACGTGGCACCGCCCACCGACGATGGTGTGTGTGAGGTCGGCTTCGGTACTGACTACGCTCTGCCGGTGCATGACAAGGTCGAAGTCTACCACGAGGTCGGGGGACCCTTGTACCTCAAGAGCGCCGTCGACGAAGCGCAGAGGGGTTACGTCGACCGGATAGCCAAGCGGACAAGCGCCAACCACAGGGCTGGTGTTGGCATGCGCGCCATTCCCAAGACTGCGCCGACGAAACCAAAGAAGCTGAAATCGATTACCAACGAGCAACGGCGGCGTTTTGTCAAGAAGATGGCAAAAGAGAGGGCGAAGTAATGCCGGCGGCTGCTATGGTGACATATCTCGCTGCCAACGTCGGGGCACTCACCGCAGGCACGAACTTGTTTGAGGGGCCTGTTCGTCCTGTCGGTACCGGCATCCCTGACAAGGCTGTGTTTGTCCTCGCCACCGGTGGGCCAGCCCCAGAACCATTCCTTGCCGGTGATGCGTCAAGTCCGGACGAGGAGCGGGTGCACAGTCTCCTGATCCGGGTGCGCAGCGAGCCCGGCGAATTCAACAACGGCCAAACCCTGGCACGCAGTGTCCGCGACGCTGCACACAGGGCATCCGTCGCCGGGTACCTCGACGTGTCTATCAGGGAATGCGACCCTGCTTACCTTGGTGCTGACGATGAGGGCCGGCATGAGTGGTCGATCGGTGTCGATATGGAGATCCAGGAATGAAGCGGATTGTGATGACTGGTGACTGTAGCGTGGACATCCCTGGCGTGCGCGCGAAGATGCACTTTCATGGGGGTCGTGAATACGTCTTGCCTGACGAGTTTGCCGGGTTCCTGATCGAGAAGCTGGGCAAAGCGAGACTATTCGATGCCGCAGTGAAGTCCCAAATCACTATCGATACAACCGAAGCTATTGGCCGTCAAGCAAGGTTGACGCGGATCAGGCGAGACTTCGATGAGGTTGAAGAACGGAAGGCCGCGCAGCATGTGGAGAAGAAGCGCGAGCTGATCGCTTTGCGCTCAATCGAAGACGATGAGGCGGGCGAACAACCACAGGTGGAGCCAGAGACGGCGAGTGAGGAGTGTGAGGAATGGCACGAGGGGCTTTGACAGTACAGGAGATAGGCATCCACGGTGGATCGATCGACGAGATCACCTGGACTGCGGGGGATGCCGTCAATCACCATGAGTTTGTCAACGACGGCAAAACGCTGTTGTTGGTAAAGGATGCCACGGGTTCGCAGGTTGCCACCGTGCAGAGCGTGGCGGATCCGTACGGTAGAGAAGGTGATGATGTCATCACCACGGCGGCGGGCGGTACGTCGATTGGCGGACCCTACGCGAAGTCCTTGTTCAACCAGTCCGACGGGGTGGTCCATGTGGACCTTTCAGCGGCTACGGATTTGTACCTGGCGGCGGTGAAGTTTCATCCGGCAGCCGGCTAAGAAGGAGTAGAGAACGATGGCACACACAAAAGCAAGACTCGGCATGGTTGCGGTGAGCGCGGCTGGTTCGTCATACACCGATGTTGGTGGGCTGATTTCTGTCGACTACGACGAAGGTGATGAGGCTATTGACTCCACCGACTTCGACAGTGAGGGCAACAAGGAAGTGGTTGGCGGTGAGAAGCAATCCACCCTGAGCCTGTCGTTTCATCGAGACGAGGCGGACTCTGGGCAGGACATCATCCGCACGGCCAAGCAAGCCGGCAACCTGTTGTATTTCCGAGTACGGCCATACGAGGCAGGTAGCGCGGATCAGTTCATCGCCCAGTTCCTGATCACGTCGTTGAAAAACTCTAGCGCACGCAATGCGCTGGTGGAGTGCTCGCTGGAGGCACAGAGCTCAGGGGCAATCACACACAGCACTCAGTAACAGGCGGTGACCCATGATGGTGAATGACAAGCGCGGTGAGTTTCTGGTCAAGATGGCCGACGGCACGAAGAAGATCCGGTTTAAGTCGGAGTATTTGTGCCAGGCCGAAAAGCACCTTGGTGGCAAGAGTATTCTGTACGCCATGACGAACGAAGAGCAGCTGGGCTTCACAACGGTCAGGGCCTTGCTTTGGGCTGGTCTCCGGGGGGCCGGGAGTAAATGGACTCTTGAGGGCGTGGGAAAGCAGATGCTCATGGATGAGCTGCAGAACTACATGAAGATCCTCATGGAGGCGTTCCAGGCTGCGACTGGGATTGGATCTGACGAGGACGAAGACGAGGACAACGAGACCGAGCTGGACCCTACTGGGATCCCGGGGAGTGCGGAAAGCGCATAAACTGGGATCGATTATTGAGAGACGCGGCGATGGCGGGACTGACACCACAGGAGTTTTGGGACCTGACGCCGCGTGAGATTGTCCTTTATATCCACGGCTACGCCAAGCGACTGCACCACTATCGTCAGATAGCGGTAGGGTGCGCGGGTGCCGTAGTATCTGCTCTTGGTGGTGAGATGCGCTCGATCCGCGAGTACGAGGATCCGCTGCCATGAGTAACAAGAATCTTGGGACGCTAAACGTCAAACTGCGTGCTGATATTAGGGCTCTTCAGGATCCGCTCAAAAAGGCTGCGACGTCGCTGCGTAAGTTTGTCGACAAAGCCAAAGACATGCGGCTCGAGTTCGCTGCAGCCTTTGCTGGTATGACTTACACCATGGCCAAGTCTGTGAAGATAGCCAGCAGCGCAGAGGAGCAGCTGAACAAGATGGGTCTTGCTTTCGGCAAGATGCGCCCGGAGATCGAGACCTGGGCAAAGACCACAGCAACATCGATAGGCCGCAGCCAGTTTGAGGTGAAGGAGTTCGCCAGCGGGCTGCAGCTGATGTTGTTGCCCATGGTAGAGAGCACAGAGAAAGCTGCGGACATGTCTACGGCGTTGACGAAACTGGCCTATGATCTAGGCTCTGTGTATGAGCTAGGTGACGATGTCGCACTAGAGTCTCTTCGTGCGGGCTTGGTTGGTTCCATGGAGCCTATGCTCAAGTTTGGCGTCGTTATGACGCAAGCAAATCTTCAACAATTTGCCTGGGCAAGAGGAATAGAGAAATCAGTACAGAAGATGAGTGAACAAGAGAAGGTAATGCTTAGGTATGCCTTCATGCTAGAGGGTACGAAAACGGCGCAGGGCGACGCAGCGAACACGGCAAAAAGCTTCGCCAATACGATGAAGGCTGTTCGCGGTGCTCTGGTGGACCTAGGGGCTTCTATGGGAGCAGTGCTTTTGCCTGCGGCTACTTCACTAGTGAACGGTATCAAGGAGCTGTTACGCTGGTTTAACGATTTGCCGGATGTTCTGAAAGAGATATTCGTCTATACAGGGCTGGCTGCTGGTGGGTTTGCCGGCTTGGTGGGCGCTCTTGGTTGGACGGCCAGCTCTATTGTTCCTATGATCGAACTCTTCGGTTCTCTTAGTGGTGTCATGAAGAACGGCATAGCCGCTGCGGGCGGCTTCGGAGCAGCTCTGAAAGTAGTTGGCAAGATCGCTGGAGCAGTCGCTATAGCTGTTGGACTTGTGGTTTCTGCGGTCAAAATGGCTTCTCGTCTCGGAGAAGCGTTGGGTGATCCGTCTGGCTACAGGGAACGGCTCGGTTTCAAACCCGAGGAGGATGTTGGGGTTGTTGAGGCATTCGAGGCGATATTTGTCGATCTCTTCCAACGAGAAGAAGAGAAGCCAAAAGGGGACAAACAAGCAGACGCCTCCAACGCCGTCGCAGACGCGTTGGCGAAGTTGAAGAAGTCTATAGCCGAGGCGGGCGCCGAGGTAGATAAGGCCAACAAAAAAGGCACGTTCAAAGGTATGGATTTTAGCGACATGTCTAGCGCTCTTGCTGAAGAGGTAGGACAGATCGCAAAGGAAGGCGCTTTTGGATTTGACTTTGCCGAAGGCATACCAGAGCAGATCTCTAGTGACATAGAGACCAGCCTTGGCGAAGGTGTGGAAGCTCTGACACCTCCGCCGGGTTTCAAAGACTCCATGGCCACGGCCTACACCGACATCAAGGACAGCCTTGGCACTTTCAGCGAGCTAGCCCGCGCAGCCGAAGAAGGCGGCAAGTCGGGCGGAGTGTGGGGGGCAATCGTCGCAGTGGTGGCGCGGTTGCTGCAGATGACCGAGTTCTTCCAACGCGTGGTGGGCCACTTCAACGTCATTGTCAACACCATGGTGATGGCACTGGATAAGCTGTTGGCACCGCTTGCGCCAATGCTGGAGTTGATGTCTAACGCACTGATTGTGCTTGCCAACTTTACGATGGCTATTTCTGAACTCTCCTTCGGGATTGAGTTCGTCACCAAGGCCGTAGAGTGGGTGGCGGACGGACTGACCACTGCACTCGACTGGATTATTGAGAAGTGGAACAATATGATCAGCGGCCTAGCGAATCTACTCGGGAAGATCCCACTTGTCGGTGACAAACTGAAGGATATGGCCGAGAGGCTCACCCTGGATTACACGAAGCAGGCGCGCGCCACTTATGAGTCGATGTTCGGCGATGGTGTTGGTGCTGACTTCAGTGGTTTCGCCGATGGCCTAGACAAAGCCACTAGCGCCGTCTCTGAATTCGGCGAGTCCCTCACCAACGTACCGCAGGGCTACAAGGTAGCGTTGGCTCAGTTCAACGCGATGGATGCCGTGGCGCCTATGCCCGCACTACAGACCACGCCTACGGCAGCTGGGACCGGCGGTTCGCGAACGGTTAACAACGAGGTTCATATTCACGGGATCACAGATCCGGAGGAGCTGTACAAGGAGATCAAGAAGGTGCAGGAGATGGATGACTTTATCAACACAGGCACAACCACCAGAGTTGCGGGCTCCGGGGTAACGACGCAGTTGAGGTAGCGATGTCGTTCTTGACGCTCAACGGTGCAACGATCCCAGTCGCTGACTGTCAAGAAAGCGTTCAGGAACTCGGAGAACGTGGTCGTGTGTTTGGTGGCAAGTACAATCTTGCGCGCCGGACTCGCAAGAGAAAGTGGGATATTCGTACGCCTCCATTGAATCCATCCAGGGCCCGAGCGATCGCTGGTATGGTCGATGGTGTTGGGCACTGCTGGCGGTTTGACGATGCCACTCTCTACGACTTTAAGGGCAGGTCTTTGGATGTGTCGGGGTCGCGGTTTACAGCCTTGTTGGATCTGAGTGCAACCAAGGATGATCCGGTATACAGCGGTGTGATCCAGTACGGAAGGCAGTCAATCAAATCAGAGATCGAGCCTACCCGATATGCAATTGCCAGTGATCGCATCAGCACCAATCTGCTACTGGCCGTGCAGCGCAAGATGCAGGTTGGTTCCGCTGCGCAGTTTGTTGCCATGGACGGTGCGGCGAAAACGGAGGACACAGACCACAGTTGGGCTGGGTCCTACGGGTTGAAGATCGTCACGAGTGCAGCCGTCAACAGCACCAAGGGTGGGGTGTACTCTGTTGGTGTCGCAACAACTGCAGCAAGGTTTGTCACTGGTAGCGTGTACCTGTATTCCGAAGCCAGCGCTGCTGCCGACAGGACTATTGAGGTTTATCTGTCCGATAGCACCAATGCGGCCTTTTCGACATTTGTAACGGTGGCTATACCCCAGGACAAATGGACCCGGGTAGTCATCCCATCTTTTTGGTGTGCTCTAGCAAGTGCCAACATGAACTTGGTCGTACGGGAGTCGGTCGCGGATTCAGGGTTGACCTGGTGGTGTGATGGTTTTCAGATCGAGGAGCACGCCACCGAGAAGGGCGCCTCTGCCTGGGTGGATGGCGCACGGGCAAGTGTGGATCTGGTTCGGTTGGACAATGCGAATTTTTTTGGGGATGGGGATGGGGATTTCACGTTCAACTGCTGGGCATCTAACTCAGAGCTCGGTACGGCCCAGAATGATCGATACCTGTTTTACTTCTCGCCCACGGCTGCTATTGGCGGGTCTAATCCCAGGGCGTACGCGTATCGTGACTCGTCTGCTGGTACGCTGAATTTCGGGGTCAATAATGGCGCAGGTGATGGTGCGAGTATTTCTTACGCCTGGGATCCCGAGCAGGGCGATGGGTACGACATTGGTCAAATGTCAATGCTAACCTTTGTTGTCCGCCGCGACAAACAATCTGGCGAGTACGATCTGGAACTTTGGGTTGACGGGGCTTTGGTTGGATCTGGAAACAACAGTTATGAAATGCCCGACTTACGGCAGCTGGCTAATGACAACGGACGGGGTTGGCTTGGAACACACTCAGGTGAGGCTGCTCCATGGTGCGGCTCCATTGACGATTTCGCTGTGTTACCATTCGCTGCTGACGCAAACACTATAGCTGGTTGGTATGCTCGAGGAGAGTATAGTGACGTGCCGAAGTATGTGGCCGCTGGCGACATGGTTGGTGGAGACGCCGTTGAGGTTGTTGGCAGACTTGGCGGACTGAAGAATGCTCCTTTTAGAGACAGCGGGACGTACTTGAACAATGCCAAGGTTGTGGCATTCACGTTGCTTGAGGCATGACAGATGCGCACGATCTCCACAGCTCAAGACAAGGCAATCCTGAGCCAGGCGCGCTCGGACCACATGCGCGTCAGGGTCGACTCTACGGGTGCCGGAGCATGGGTGGATCTCACCGATCTACAAGGTGTGGACTGGGTGCGCTCTGCAACGATTCGTGCAGGTATCGACAACCCGATGATGACCGCCACGGTTTCGTTGTGGCGTGAGTGGGAAGAGCTAAGCTTGGTGGGCCTGATGACAGGCTCACGTATCAACGCGTCCTCGACAGTGGTTGATATCGCCAGAGAGATCAAGATCGAAACCGCCACAGTGGGCGGAGATACGACCCCGGCCTCTGGTGACTGGGTGTTGGTATTCCACGGCTACATTGACGACATAGACTTCGGTGGCGACAAGCCTGTGATGCGTTTGACCTGTCGTGACTTGGGGGCGGAGCTAGCTGACACGTTCATAGAGTCCGTGGCTGTGCGCGGGGCTGCTGGTGGGCGCGCAGTTGAAACTACGATGCAGAACATTCTGAATGCGGCACTGGCTTCGCCGCCCACCCTGTATGTGCCTACGTCTCCGAGCTGGAATATCCTTGAGTACAAGCAAGAAAAAACACCCGTCCTCACCGCGATCCGGGACCTGGCAAACCAGATCGGTTGGGACCTGCGGTACAAGTGGCGTTCAGGGACGAGTCAGTTTGAGCTCACACTGTACGAGCCCGACCGCGCCCTTGCTGGTGGCGTGCTGCGAACGTTCGATGATACCGAGTACTACAGTATCACACAGGCCGCGATCTCTCGAAAGAACATCCGCAACCGAATCAAGGTGACGTACTCGGATCCTACACAGGAGATCCGCGACACAGGCGGGAGCCCGTATCGTACTACCTACATCGCGGAAGACGCCACCAGCAAAAGTAAGTACGGTACGCGGTACATGGAGATCGCGGAGGCCTCGACGTCCAATATCGACAGCGCAGCGGAAGCGCAGACGATGGCCGAGGCAATCCGCGACGATCTCAAGGAGCCCACGCTAACGCATGTAGTCGACCTACCCTACTTTTTTGCTGTTGAACTTGGCGATTACTACACATTCTCCGCCAACGATATTCACTACGACACCAATCAGTCGTTGGCTGTTGTTGGGTATACCCACACCCTGGAGCCAGGCAAGTGTCGAACTATCTTGCAGACAAGAGGTATCCCGTCCGCTGGCACAAACCGTTGGCTCGAGATTGAAGGGCGGCCCGGAGTTGCTCCTACGACCGACGACTACACAGACGCCGCTGCCGGCAACCCTGCTGGAGAAGCAGGCGGGCCTGGGCAGATCATCGTGACCTATGACGATCCTCGAATTGCCGCTCCGCCTGTGAGGGACTGGGCGTACACCGAGTGCCATGTCAGCACGAGCAGCGGATTCACACCTAGCAACAGCACGCTAAAAGGGGTGGGGCGCACAACACGATTCGAGGTAGGTAACCTGATCGCAGGCACCACCTACTACATCAAGCTGATCGTCTTCGACTCTGAGAACAATGTAGCCAGCACAAGCTCACAGGTGACACAAGCGGCGGGGCTGGTAGGTCCAGGACAGGTCGACAAAGATTCGACCTATATCGCGACAAACCTAAACACGGAATTCGGCGTATGGTCTTCACCAAACACGAAGGCCAACGATCCTCCGGACCATTGGACCACGGCCAGGATTGCTGCGGCCGGTGAGGCCTCGACTTTCGTGGAGCAGGATCTCTGGGGTAGCGGAGAGCCGGTGTATTACAGCACCTCTGTGCATCAGACCGGAGGTCATAGCATCGTTGTGGATGCTACCGTATTAGCCAACGACGGTACAGAAGATTACCCAAGCATCATGAGCGCGATGTTTCCTAGCAACGCTGGGAAGCTCTACGGCCTGGAGTGCAATTTCAGACAAGCCAATGTGGCGGATTTTTTGTACTTGCGTTTTGAATTCTACGACGACGACGAGTCCACCTATCGTGGTTGGGCCAGTGCTGCCTATCACGCGCAGGCCGTAGATACTTTCTACACGGTGCACTTGTATGGGCGTGCGTTGTCAACGTCGCGACTGACTCGCGTGATCGTTGGGGCCGCGCACCAGTTTGGACTCGAGGCTGCAGGGCTTCTTTACATCGATCGCGCTATCCTGCGTGAAGTACCTGTGTCTTTCGAGGTCTATTTGAATGCGGCTACCACGCAAACAATCGCCACGGCAACATGGGATGTTGTTGAGTTTGACGAAGAGGAGCACGACCGCGGAGGGGACTACGATTTCACAAATGACGAGTTCACTGTCGTGGAGAAAGGCACATACCACATCACCGCCACAGTGGCTGTTGAGAACATTCCAGACACGAGCTACGTGCGTGCAGCAATATATGTGGATGGTTCTGCTGTGCGGTACGGCCCGGAAAACACAAACGCCACTGGAGGTGCCAGAGCTATGCATGCCACTGTGAGCGCTGTGTTAGAGTTGGATGTCGGCGAAGACGTAGATATCCGGATTTACCACAACGCAGGCGGCAACAGAGACCTGGAGGGCGGCGTAGAGAAAGTCTACTTCGGGTGCAGGCGGGTGACATGAGAGAATACCTGATCACGGAAGAAGGCGGTTGGCTTGTCATGTCCTTGGAAGGCGATCCATTGAAGTGCCTACAGATAGCGGGGGCCGTGATTGATAAAGCAGTGCGCGATTTGTTGCGGCAGGGTTTGCTTTATAAAACAGCGGGTTGGATGACTCCTACCGGCGCTGTTTGCGTGCTACAGGAGCAAGGCACCCGAAAGACTCGCGCGGATCGTAGAGTGAGAATACCTTCACACATGCAACTCTTAAACAGCTTGTTGCATGCAGAGATACAACAAAACAGTCCGGACAGTAGGCCCGGTGCTCTACCTGAACGAAGTCCCAGACAGTCCGACAAAGACGTGGTGGGCGAAGAGAGAGAAGGAGTCTGATATGTGTAGGAGCGTTTTTTGTTTGTTGGTGGTCCTGGCTTTGCAACAAGCTGTTTAAGAG